CCTGTGGGGCCTAAGTATGCGTACCCTTGTACCCCATTGTTTCCGTCATTCCCGTTGATCTCTGAGACAACGTAGTAGTTGATATACTCGTCAGGGTTCCAGCACCCAGCGGCTGACTTAAGCTGCAACTGCTCCCACCCTACTGGATCAAGATTCGAAGGGGTGTTGCCTATGCCCCCAGTCACGTAGTCCTCGTTCCAACTGGCGTCGTATCGAGTGATACCATTCGTTGGGCTCCCCTCAGGATCACGCACAGCCATACAAAACTGAATCTTGCTGTCAGAGAACTCCTCGTTTAATACGTCTACCTGAGAAAGGATTTGTTCATCAGAGATGTTGTTTGGCTCACCCGCTCCAGTATGCACAACATGAAACACAATGGGAAGGGTCTGAACCTGGACGTCTTCAAGGTTTACATCGGACCTCTTCTTGAGCCCCATGATCTGTGTTTTGGTGTGCATCTGAATGCACTCCTCTTGACCAAACATCTCATCCAGCTGTACAAACCACAGCGTAAGAATAATAAAGAAAGCAAACCTTAGTTGAAACATGTCTATTCAATTTTATACAAAGATACCTTATATTTGTGTTGTGAAAGCCAAGCGAGACTACAAGAAGGAGTATGCTAAATACGGTGCTTCTCTTTCTGCAAAGAAATATAGAGCGGAGCTAAACAAGTACAATAGAGATAAGGGTACGGCAGGGAACGGAGATGGCAAAGACGCATATCACGTAGGAGGAAAGATCAGAGGCTTTGTTAGGGCAGCAATAAACAGGGCGAAAAACAGACCTAAGAAAAGAAACAGTAAGGGCTAAGGTATGCACCTGTAGCTCAGTTGGATAGAGCATCTGCCTTCTAAGCAGACGGTCACAGGTTCGAATCCTGTCAGGTGTACGAAATTTAATTAAAATGGCTAAAATTCAAGTAAGCAACTACAAAAAGAAGCGCGTTCGCCGAAAAGGTGTCCACGCCAAGACCAAGCAGTCAAAGTCTAAGGGGGCGTCTAATTACAAGAAGCCTTATGCTTCTCAAGGTCGCTGATTATGGCTACGTACAAATGCCCTTGCGGGGAAACAAAAGAAGCTTCTGGCGTCAGCATTAAGTTTGTTGACGGTAAGGCTCGCCACGAAGTCAAGTGTGAATGCGGCAAGTATATGGAGCTTGCCAACCCTAAATCAGGAGCCCCTAGCTTTAGAAGCAATAGGTGGGGCCAAGTGTACTAATGCAAGACTTTCTTGACTTTATGCAGGAAGTAGCTGGGTTCTACAATTCCTTTGGTACTGACAACAAGACGTATGACTATGACGGTGACGGAGTGGTCACTGTTCTTGATTGGCTTGAATTTTTATCCAATCAGCCATGGTTTTAAATCCATTGCTAGACATAGAAGATTACGATGATCCAGCTATTAAAATTTGCCCCAACGGTACGGAAGGTGAGGTTATCGAACTTGGTGGGATACTCATTGTTCTTCCCGCTAAGCCCTCCAAGAAAAAAATTTTTGGACATGAAAAACCAAACCACATGCAGATGTGGGAAAGGGTTTCTATGCCAGAGGAGCTGTCTAGGATTAAGTCTATGGATGAGTGGCTCGAAATGCCAAGGGAGTTTCGACAGAAGTTTTCTCCGTATATCGAGGAGGAGTTTCGCCGTCGGCGTGAGGGCTTTTGGTTTTATAATAACGGTGAGCCTACATATATTACGGGGCGTCACTATATGATGCTTCAGTGGACCAAAATGGATATTGGTTCACCAAGTTATCTAGCCTTTCAAAGAGATATCTTCTTACATTTGTCTGCGTGTGAGGCGGACCCACGCTGCATAGGGCAGCTATATACTAAGTGTAGGCGGAGTGGGTATACTAATATCTGCTCCGCTGTTCTTTTGGACGAAGCTACCCAAGTGAAAGACAAGCTTCTTGGTATACAGTCAAAGACTGGTAAAGACGCTCAAGAGAACATCTTCATGAAAAAAGTGGTGCAGATGTTTCGGCACTACCCTTTCTTTTTCAAACCTATCCAGGATGGTACTACTAACCCTCGTATGGAGTTGGCTTTTAGGGAGCCCAGTAAAAGAATTACCAAGAAAAACAAAACGGCTCAAAAGGGCGAGGCTCTTAACACGGTTATTAACTGGAAGAATACTACTAATAACGCATACGACGGTGAAAAGCTTCACTTGTTGTATTTAGACGAAGCAGGAAAATGGGAAAAACCTACGGACATAAAGGACGCTTGGAGGATTCAAAGGACATGTTTGATCGTAGGGCGAAAAATCGTGGGAAAAGCAATGGTGGGAAGCACCGTAAACCCCATGGACAAGGGAGGGAAAGAATACAAACAACTGTGGCAGGACTCAAACGCCCAAGAAAGAAACGCCAATGGGAGGACGAGGACTGGACTCTATAGGCTGTTTATTCCTGCTTATGAGTCTCTAGAGGGGTTTTTTGATAGGTATGGAAACCCTGTAATAGATCAGCCTGAATCTTCTGTAGAAGGTGTTGATGGGGAGCTTATCTATCAAGGGGCTAAGGTTTACCTTAAAAACGAAAGAGACTCATTAAAAAGTGATGCCTCTGAGCTTAACGAGGTTGTTAGACAATTCCCATTTAGTGAAGAGGAGGCCTTTAGGGACAGCATTGATGGTAGCATTTTTAATATCGGAAAACTTTATGAGCAGCTCGATCACAACGAAGAACTGTATCCTAATCCAGTGGTAACTGGCAACTTTGTGTGGAAGAATGGGGTAAAGGATACAGAGGTTGTTTTTACTCCTGACGCTAGAGGTAAGTTCAATATCTCTTGGTTGCCCCCTAAGGAGCTAAGGAATAAAAAGCTTTATGAAAGAAATAAGTTAGTAGCGCCAAATGCAGAGCTAGGGGTAGGCGGGGTTGACTCTTATGACCTTGACGCCACCGTCGATGGACGTGGGTCTAAGGGTGCGCTGCACCTGTACAACAAGTTTCACATGGAGCACCCATCAAACATGTTTGTGCTGGAGTATGCGACTCGCCCGCCTTTAGCTAAGATATTTTACGAAGACGTACTTATGGCTGCCTTTTATTATGGGTTTCCGTTGTTAATTGAAAACAATAAGTACGGCATTGCAAGGTACTTTGAATCAAGGGGTTACGACGGCTACTTAATGAATAGACCTAAGCATCTTTCTGCTCCAAACGCCAAAATTAACGTTAAGACCAAAGGCATCCCCTCGAACTCTCAGGAGGTTATACAAGCGCATGCTCAAGCTATCGAGTCTTACATACATAACTACGTTGGCTTAAACCCTGAAAGCGGTGAACCAGGAAACATGTATTTTAACGACACCCTAGAAGACTGGATTGGATTTAAGATTGACAATAGAACAAAGTTTGACTTGACTATTAGTTCTGGTCTTTGTCTCTTGGCGGCCCAAAAAGTAAAATCCAAAAAGGTGGTATCTAACTTCTCTGAAAAGCAGTTTTTTAGGCGTTATAAGCCAATTAACTCAGAATGACTACTTTCTTATATTTGCACAAATGAATAAGATTCGCTAAATGTATAGCAATAACAAAAATTCCAAATCATTTCCTGATCCTCTGGCTAAGCAGTCGGAAAAGTCGTCAAAGGAATATGGCTTGAAGTACGCAAAAGCGATTGAGGGCCAATGGGGTGACTTTGGAACTGCTGACTCGTTGTACAGGAAAAGAAATAGACTCTTTGAAAACAACAGAGAGTATGCGAATGGGACTCAGGATACCACTATATACAAACAGCTTCTTAACTCTCTAGACCCTAATAACTCTGATGGATCTTTGGTAAATCTGGATTACACTCCAGTTCCAATCCTACCGAAGTTTGCTAAGATTGTGTCTAATAAGATTCTGTCTAGAAACCCATATCCAAACCTAGAAGCAATAGACCCTATTTCGTCATCGAATAAAAACGATGAAAAGAACAAGCTTAGAATGCAGGTTCAAATGAGGGAGAAGCTTCAAGCTCTTAAGCAAAAAACTGGGGGGCTAACATTAGGTCAAGATCCTGACACTCTTCCTGAAACAACAGAGGAAGCTGAAATTCTTCTTGAGACAAATGTAAAGACTGATGGTGAGATTGCAGCTCAAGTTGCAACTAGTCTTACTTTGACCTGGAATAACTTTAATGACGGCGCATACAGGAGAAGTGTTCAAGATCTTACTGCTTTGGGCATGGCTGTTGTCAAACGAAGCAACGACCCCAACTACGGGATTAAGGTTGACTATGTAGACCCTATAAACTTTATCCACAGCTACACAGAAGATCCTGGCATGAACGACTTGATGTATGCAGGTCACATCAAAAGGATCTCTATTTCGGAGCTTAAAAGACTAGCGGGCGATCAATTTGATGAAAAGCAATACGAAGAGATTGCTAAGAAAACCACCAAGTACAACTCATCATCTAGTAAGGGATACTTTGACTCATCTGTAAATAAGATGAAGTACGAGTATGACGATTTTATGGTTGAGGTTATTGACTTTGAGTTTATGTCAGTTGACTGCATATACTACGAGCAAAAAGAAAACCGTCACGGTAACACAGGGTTTTTTCATCAAGGGTTTGACTACAAAGAAAGAAAGGCGGGGGTGTTTGAAAGGACGCCTCATAAGATGGAGATTGCAACTCTTTATGGAGGGTCCTACGTACTAGGTACAAATCATATTTTTGATTATGGGATGAAAAACAATGTGCCTAGAAATATGCACGACATCTCAAGGTGTAGGCTTTCATACTCCTCTGTTTGTACAAACATCAGAAGGATGGTCCCTAAGTCTATGGTTAGCAGCTGCACTGGGTTTGCTGATATGCTTCAACTTACTCACCTTAAAATTCAACAAGCCATCGCCAAGGCTAAGCCTGATGGATTGATTATTGATATTGAAGGACTAGAAAATGTTCAGCTGGGTAAGGCTGGAGAGCTGCAACCCCTGGACCTGCATGATATTTACGAGCAGACGGGTGTTTTCTACTACAGAAGCAAGAACCCTGACGGGGGCTTCCAAAACCCTCCTGTAAGAGAAATTGGAAATAGCATTAGAAACATCAACGAGTTGATTGCATTATACAATCATTACTTGAGGATGATTCGTGATACTACAGGTATCAATGAGATGATGGATGCGTCTACTCCTAAAGGAGACACGCTAGTGGGGGTTCAGCAAAATGCTATTGCCGCAGGCAACAACGCTATTTACGACATTACAAATGCGGCTATGATTCTTTACAAGAAGACTTGTGAGGATATAGTTAAGTGCTTGCAGATTTTGCCTCCAGAGTCTGTTATTTATGGCACTTACGAGAATGCCATTGGCAAGACCAATATGGGAGTCCTTTCTTCTTTTGGAGATTTGCCGATGTTCAACTTCGGTGTTACCGTTGTTAAAGAGATGGAGGACCAAGACAAGATCTATCTTGAACAAAGCATCCAGGCTTCTTTGGCTCAAAAAGAAATTGACCTAGAGGATGCCATGGCTGTCCGCCAAGTTAGGGACATCAATCAAGCAGAAAAGCTGCTTGTTGTTCGCCGCAAAAAAAGGATGGAGAGGATTCAAAAGCAAGCAATGCAGAATGCTCAGATGCAGGCTCAGCAGGCGCAGCAGGCAGCTCAGGCCGCTTCGCAGGGGAGGATGCAGGAGATGCAAATGGAGGCGCAAATTGAAACTCAAAAGATGCAGCTTAAGAGTCAGCTCGAAGCGCAACTAGAGCAGGTTAGACATCAGTTTAGAAAAGAGATTGAGATTATCAAGGCACAGGCTACTCTTGGATTTAGAACTGAAGAGCAAGAGTTCAAAGAAAAACTTGAGGTTCTTAAAGAAGACAGAAAAGACGACAGAGTAGAGCGCCAAGCCGTAGAGCAAAGCAAACTTATCTCTCAAAGAAAAGGTGATAGATCAGAGCTCCCAGAAAAACAAGATCAAATAAACATAGGACAACTACTTTAACATGGCAAAGAAAGTAAATCTTGATGTCAGCGAACGCCTTGACATTACATGCAGAAGAGGTGATTCCTTTTCGGTTACGCTAACTCTAAAGGACTCTGCGGGTACGGCGTTACCTTTGGTTACTGATGAGTATTCATTTGTAATGCAGGTGAGAACATCTCCTACCGCAGCTAGAGCAAAAGGTACTTCTGGGCTTGTAATGTCTACCGCAGAGCTTGGTCCTAAAGCGCTTAACAGGGATGGTAGCCAAAGGGCTTTTGAGCCTTTTGTATTGGATAATAGCGGTAACGTTACTATTTCAGCTACAGCAGAAACCATGAGACTTATACCTGGAGGGTCGTATGTGTATGATCTTCAGCAGATTAAGCCAAATGCTACTACGGGCAACGATGACCACACAACAATCCTAAGAGGAAACTTTAGGGTAATCGAAGACGTTTCTGACGCTACCCCAACCCCTGTCTCTAGATGAGTGTTTCCGTAAATACAACATCAGGTAATTCTGTAAGCGTATCGGTTAATGATGGGACTACAACAACAATTAACTCGTCATCTACGAGTGTATCTGTTACTAGCCCTTCTTCTTCGTCAATTACTGTAACTGAAAAAGGACCTAAGGGTGACACTGGTGCTACAGGGGCTACAGGAGCTGCAGGAGCAACGGGCGCTACAGGAGCCGCTGGGTCTGATGGTACCTCACCCAATGCCTTTACTACACTAGCTGTATCTGGTCAGGCCAATGTGGTTGCTGATGGAGTAGATGACACCCTCACTCTTGCTGCTGGGTCTAACGTAACCATTACGACAAACGCATCAAGCGATACAGTTACGATCGCTTCTGCTGATACAAACACTCAGCTTAGCACCGAGCAGGTTCAGGATATTGTAGGCGGCATGTTTACTGGCAACACGGAGACACGAATCTCTGCTACGTATCAAGATGATGACGGAACAATAGACCTTGAAGTTGACGCTATACCCGTAGACCTTACATCTGACGGAGCTGGTACAATACACGCAAACAATGTTCCCACCCTCAACCAAAGCACTACTGGTAATGCTGCAACAGCTACAGCACTTGCCACGGCAAGAGCAATCAACGGAGTAAACTTTGACGGCACTGCACCTATCACGGTTACTGCTGCTGGATCTACGCTTTCTGATGAGGTCCCAGTTTCAAAGGGAGGTACGGGCGCCACATCGTTTGCCTCTAATGCTGTACTTACTGGGAACCTTACTCAGGCAATACAGGCAGAGTCTGCCCTTACTTATGACGCAACTGCCGATACGCTACAACTAACAAGCTCCACAGGAGGCTACCCTAGAATTGAACTTAAATCTGAGGCAAACGTCACTGGAGGTCAAAGATTCGTTTTCATAAAAGATAGAGGGGCGGCTCCAGCAGACGGTGATACCTTGGGTGTTGTCAGATGGGAAGGAGAAGACTCTGGTCAGAACGCAACTGCTTACGCTCAAATATTTGGAAAAATAGCAGAGACAACTGACGGACAAGAGGGCGGTCATTTGGGACTGCAAGTTGCATCTCATGACGGGGAAATGACGATCGGACTTGAGCTTGTAGACGGAGATGCTGAAGATGAGATTGATGTAAACATTGGGAGTGGAACGTCATCTATAACCACTGTAGCGGGTGTTCTTAAGGCCACTTCAGGTATTTCAGTTGGTAATCACATTGTTGACGATATAGACCTAGCTGGTGAGTTTGTAGATTCTGACAGTCACCTGATGACATCGGCAGCTATCAACGATCGTATTGCGGCGGTTGGTGGAGGTTCGGACGGTTGGCATGGTTCGACTTCAAGAATTAAGATTTTGCCTAGAGACTTTCTTGCTGACGACGGTGGTAGACCCCTTTTTGTAGATGATACTAATATTGGTATAGAGCAACTGTTTTTAGAGTCATTTTCTTCCAATCCAATGTATGCATCAATTGCAATACCTACAGGGTTTAAAGCAACACACGTTAAAATCAATGGATCTGCTACAGATGCCGTTGAGGTTTGGGAGTTTCAGATTGATTCTAAAACAGGCGTTAGCAAAGGAACTGGTAACGTAGGTACAGAGATTGATATAACAGATGTAACTAGCTCTACAACTAATTATTTATTTATAGGGATAGCCAATGCTTCAGGCAATGAGATTCACGGTGGTTACGTAACAATAGCAGCAGTATAACATGTCATTAACTACAAGAAGGCACGAGCCCATACACGACAAGACTGGCGATAACTTGGCACGAATCAAAGCAAACTTTGACAATGGCAAACATCTTGATGTCTTAGATTTTGAAGCAGAGGCCGCAATGATCTATCAGATACAGAAGATGCAGGACGAGTTGGATTACTTAAGGACTGAGATTGCATTGAACAAAGCCAAGACTGGAATTACATCTAGTCAGTCAAGCGCTATCACCGCGAACACATCTAAAACTAGCATGTCGTTAGGCACAAGCTCATCTACCGCTCTGGCAGGTGATACTAAACTGGTGGGCATCGGATCCAACACCACCTTATCGTTTGGAGATTTGACTCAGGCTTCCAGAGGTGGACCCTTTCAGATAACGCTGACTGCAGTCAATGGTCGAGACTCAAAGTCGATCACTTTGACACTTACATAATTACTATATTCGCATTATGGCATTAAGCGCAAGCGATAAAAAGAAACTAAAGAGGTACGGTCTGTCTGGGTTAAGTAAACCCAAAAGGTCTTCTTCTGGAAAGAAGTCTCATATCGTAGCTGTACGTGTAAACGGAAAGATTAAGATTATTAGGTTTGGAGAGAAAGGAGCTAGTACTGCAGGTAAGCCCAAGGCTGGGGAGTCTGCAAAGATGAAAGCTAAAAGAAAGTCCTTTAAGTCTCGTCATAGAAAGAACATCGCCAAAGGACCTAGCAGTGCTGCGTACTGGGCAAACAAAGTAAAGTGGTGAGTTACGGATCTGCAAATAGATATTCTCCAGCGTCTAGAGGTAACTCTAGCGCTCCAAGACGCGCAAGCAACAGAAGTATGAATACTGTAAAAACAAACAAAGGCGGCAAGCTCAGAGTGTCATCTAAGACGCAACTTGTTGACCCGCCAAAAGGATTTCACTGGATGCTAGAGGGCGGAAGGTACTTTCTTATGAGAGGGGAATTTAAATCTCATCCAGGAGCAGTAAGAAAAGCAAAGTTTAAGCTTGCCGACCATGGCTAAGAAGTTCAACGCGAAATACACGCGGGGCAGCTCTAACGTTGGAGAAAGAAAAAAGCTTATGTCTGAGATTTCTGCTATATACAAAAAGTATCGTGGAACTAAAGGCAAAAGAAAAAAGAAAGGATTCCCACCAGCTGTAGCTGCCAGACTTAAAAGGCTTATGGCAAGAAGAGATAAGATATGATAATTCTAAAGAAGGGCGGAAAGGTTAAAAAGAAGAAGAAAAAAGGGGGTGGTATGGCTAACCTTTCTGCAGCGCAGAAAGAAGTATACCGCAGAGGCCTTGCTGCATATATGAGTTCTGGGAACAGGCCAAAGGTATCTCAGCATGCTTGGGCTATGGCTCGTGTAAAGTCTGCATTTGGAAAGCGCGAAGCCGCTAAGATCCGTGCTGGCAAGGGCAAGAAAAAAAAGAAATAATAATTAGTATATTTGCCCAAACAAACTAAACAAAATGGCTACTACAACCGTATCTCTTACGATCTCTAGCGGAGACCTTACTGGAGACAATCTTTCTTTGAGTACATCAACTCAGCTTAAAAAAGCCGCAAGCGCTACTGGCTTGGACCAAACTACGGGCGTTGCTCGCAAGTTTTATGCTTCAGCTCAGGTTAATGAAACTTTGATCTCTGCTGGGGATTACACTGCAGGAAAGGCTCACAAGGTTTACATCAAAAACACTTCAACCAATAACTCTGAGTTTATTAAGGTTGAACTTGGAGCGTCTAACCTTTCTCTTGGTTTCCTCTACGGTGGTGACTTTATGTTCATTCCTTATGACGGTGAAAACGACATTGATATTGACACATCTGATGTCAACATGACTGTTGAGTTCCTCGTTATTTACGAAGCATAATGGGTACAGTTAGAACAAGTCTAACTATCTCAACTACTGACGTCTTAGCGACAGCGGTAAGCATCACAGCTGCCAAGAATTTTGCTGCTGACTCTGGTGTAATCCTTCGCGCTAAGGTTGCTGAAGTAAGCGGTGGTGGCAGTGGCCTCACTGTGTACAAAGCCAGCGACAAAACTACGTCCGCGTACTTGTATGTTAGAAATCTAAACCCTGAACTAGAAAACTACATCTACGTTTACAACGACACAGACTCTGATGCCGCTGTAGCTAAGATTGGTGGTGGAGAGTTCTGTTATATCCCCGTGCCAAACGATAAAACGTTCAAGGCTTACGGGACTCTTGTTAATCAACTCGTTGAGTACGCTGTCTTTGGCAATGATGACTCAGCTAATACTCTTGGATAATGCCTAATGTTTCAAATCAAGGCGATGCAAACCAGGCGGCTTTTGGGCAGTTTGGCAGCACATTTTCTGTTACGACCACCGAGACAGTTAAACCACCTGCTGGAAGGGTTATAATTGCCATTACGTTTT